GAACTGCACCAGCATCGACGTCGGCGCTTGCTGCGGTTCTTGCCATGTCGGGATGATGATCAACAACGACTGCTTGTGCAGTTTCAGTAGCGCACGATCATCGTCAGTCAGCGTGCTGCTGTTCTCGACCACGAGCTTGTCGCCGCGTGCGAACAGTCGATGTCCTTTCGACAACATCAGCTGTTCGACTTCGTGCGTAGTGAGTTCGTGCACCGGTTCAGTCACAACTGATAGTGTCTCATTTTGAGACACTTTGTCTTCGTCTGCAGACGCGCTAGGGCTCGATTCTACGGGCTCAGTCTCGACTGAAGACAAGAACGCGTCCAGCGGGTTAAAGTCGTCGCCTGCGTCAGCTCTGTCAGCGACAGCAGCGCTCTGCGTCGCATCGTTAAACGCGTCAAGCTCTGACAGTCCTGACGTGTCAGTCAGCACAATGTCGGTGACGTCGATCTGTACCGTCTGCGTCTGCGTCGTGTCGATCATCGGCGGCAGCGCTTCGGGTTCTACCCACTGCCCGGGATTCTTGATTTCGTAGAAGGTCTCACCTTCGCCAGTCTTGCCAAGACCATTCGACGCACTCAAACGTCCTTTGTCTTTGAAGACTTCGTATTTACCCTCAGCGATTTCAATCAGCTTATCGTTCAGCGGATAGATTCTGCTGCCAATGTTGAGCATGAAGCGAGAACCGGGCTTGAGTGCTCGCATCGTGCGATGAATCAATGGCGCATAGAAGCCCTGCACCCAATCTGTAAACGATGCGTACCGATTCATGCTGTTGATCTTTTCGCCGGGCGCATAGTGTTCCGTATCGTAATACGGTGGCGATGTCATCGCGAAGTCATACGCAGCGTTTTCAAGTGTGACGTCTTCAAACGGCGATTCATGAATCTCCGCGTTGAACTCACGCCGAAAGCTGCGAATGAACGTCAAGATCTGCCGAAGCCCGGCGGCTGTGCGTGCACTCGGTTCACAGCACGTATAGTCGTTCACGACTGCTGAGAATCCGAGCATGCGTCCGCCCCAGCCCGCGCAAGGATCCAGAATACGGCAGTTCTTGCTCATGCCGTATTCCAGCGCTAGATCGCGTGCGACGTGTGGCGGAAACTCTTGCACGTATGACGTGCCTTGCACGCCCATGCCAATGGACGCATACAGCAAGTCTTTCGTGTTGCCTTTCTTCTTGTTCAGCAGCACGACGCGTGCAAGCCCGTTGACGAACGCCGGGTCATGCAATGCCTTGAACAGTGAGATTGGAAATCGCTTCGTGCCCGTATCGAGTCGATGCGGATTGAAGTTCAACGAGATGCGCTGTCCAGTTTTTTCGCCGATGCAAAGATTGGCGTAATCCACCACCGCTTCAAACGGATTCGTCAGCATCGTGACGAACTGTTCCAGCGTGATGTTCTTCAGCTGCGCGAAGAGCGCACGCGACAACGTATCACGATCAACGTCGGGTGCCGCTGCAATCGCGTCGCCGAATAGATTTGTGTCTTCGTTTAACTCAATCGTCACTGTTCTTCCTTTAAGAAAGACAACAGCTGCGCCCGATAGATACGCAGATAGTCATCAAGACGCCAGATCGTTCCGTTGGTATCGATGAGCATGCCGCACACAAGCACAGCACAATGTGCGTCGCCATCTTTCATGCGAAGACACACGATGCCTTGTTCGTCTTCAAGATCGTCAAAACTGCGGGAGAATACGAGATTGGTACCGAGTCGCTTCGCTGCTAGCTGTATCGCCGACGTCGTTGCACCGTTGATTTCTGCATCCCACGGAAGCAGATCGCGGGCCGTTTCATAATCAACCATGCAGAACATCGCAATACAAGCAATCGCACAGTCAGCGTCTGTGCGATTCTGCTCTATGCGTATTCTGATCACTTGATGCGCTTGAAAATTTGTTCCACTTTGATGGCAGTGACGCCGCAGCCCATCGCATGGAGGTATTTTGGAATGTCAAGCTTGCGCAGCTGTTCAAGCGCACGTCGGAGCTTGACTGCTTCTGAGATGGTGCGACGTCTTGCCACGTGCACTCCTTGATGGGTTATGCGCTGACGTTCCAGAAAAGCGTGTCTTCGTTGAGCGTCGCATAGCGCTTGATGAACTGCCATGCTTTCGCGTCGTAATTACCGCACGAAGGAAACGGCGGCGGTTCTTTCGCGTCTTTCTCAAAGCGCTCTGGCGCACCCATGATCACTGCTTTGCTGGCGATGGGTGCATGCCCGACTTGGATACCGTAGAACTTCGCATCCGGCCATGCGAGCTGCAGCGCACGACTCAACACACCACTTGATGCGATGCTCCAGACTTCTTTCGGTTGAATCGGTATCGCTTTCGCGACGTCTGACAGCGCATAGACGAACTTGGGAGCGTCAAGACCGAACGGCAGCAACATCGCACCCGTGCGCTGTGCATACCCAATCGCTTTCGCGGTCACGTTCGACAAGTAACCAAGTGGCACTTCGATAACTTGCGCGCCAAGCTCACGCACGCGCAGCGTGTTCGCGTGCGGAGTTTTACGAGCTGCGCAGAAGATCGTTGCACGCTTGCCGTGCTCACGAGCTGTATACGCAAGTGCGAGCTGCGCCGCGCCCTGCACAGGCGACGCGTAAACGTATTCCTCAACTCTGTCGTTGAAGAACACGGGGATTGCGCGACGTTTCGTCCCGCCCGGCAGTAAGTCGTCACGCAGCACGCTGATGCCATCATGCACGCGAATGACTGGTGGTGGTAGTTCTGTCATCGATACCGCCTCAGTTGAAGAATGTTTGCAAGCTGCGCTGCACGTTTCGATGGACCAGTGCAGCCGGTTTGAAGATAGAACTTCTTCACGGCGCGTGTGTAATCAAGCTCAAAATCGAATTGGTCGCACGTCAGATCGACGCGCTTGCCTGTGTAGTCATCGATCAAGAAACGATGCAGCGTGCTGTCACCGGGCACGACAAGCGCCATGGGCGTCAAGTGCGCGGGAGTATGCCAATACACCATCTCTGAAACGAAGTAACAGCAGAACCGCGTGGGAGACATCGGGCTCCATGCTGTTCGCATCTGCTTCGTGGTCGCTGCGTCGTATGCTTTCAACGCCGCAGGACACATCTCACGCAACGCTGCGTGCAGCTGTGGTTGCGTGAACTCTACGAACTCAAATCCTGTTGGAGTCATGCGCAGACAAAAATGCCCGGGCACTCGTGAGAGAATGCCCGGGCAATCGATGCTACTGCGCGACGGGCTCGGCAGCGGGCGCCGCCGACTCGGCTGCGATCTTCGCCTGCAGCTTTGCGGTGCGCTCCTGCAGCTTCGCCAGCTTCTGTGCGGGCGTCAGCTTCGGCGCGTTCTTCCGCGCTTCCTTGCGCTGCTCGGGCGTCAGCTTCACCTTCGGGGCCGCGAAGCCCTCGCCGGTCACGCTGATGCTGGCCGGCACTTCGCCGCCGAACAGCGTCTTGCTGGCGCGGATGCTGCCTCGCATGCCGTTCGCAGCGACGAACACGACGCTGGACGACTTGCGGGCCTTGTCGCTCTTGTTGAACGTGACGACGGTTGCGTTCTCGGACATGATGACATTCTCTCCTGATGCTGGGACGTTCTGCTGCTGCGCGTCATGCGCAACAACGTTCTCATTCACTGACGACGATTCTACTTGCGACGTCGCGGGCGTGTCAACGACTTTCTTGGAACTCTTTTTCTTGCTCGTCTTGGGCGTTCCGAGTGGCTTCGCTTCACCTGCGGGCATCGTCTTTGATGGGGCCATGTCTGTTTTCTCCTCTAAAAGTCTGCTGGGTTAAAGTCGTTCGTGCTTGTGATCAGCCTATTCGATGTCGTTCAGGACGTCAACAAGATCGTCCCATCGCTTGCTCGCTTTTTCAAGCAATCGTTTGTGCGTGTTCTCGCGTTCGACTTGCGCGTCCCACTTCTCTTCGTCAAGCACTGATGCGACAGAATCACGCACGAGCTGCACGAGCAGTGCGGGTTCCATTGCGTCAAGCTCCCAACTGTCGTCGCCGAACTCGGCAATGTAAGCTTTCGATCTGCTGTCAGTCGTCTTCGCGGGATTCGGCGGCGGCTGGTGCTCTTCGATTTGATCCATGTTGAGTGCGAGTCGTCGCAGCTCAGTGCCGCCCATGAACAGCTCAAGCCGCTCTTCGATGTCGCGTGTCATGTCTTTCCCGCTCGGGTCATGATCGCCGAAGTGCAAGATCAACGTGTTCTGCCCGTTCTGCAGATGCTGCTTCAAGCGCATCGCACCTGCCCACATTTCGCTCTGCGACGTGTAGCCGCGGCAGCTGAAATATGGCACGTCAAGTTCGCTGCACACGCCTTCGAAGATGCCCGCCAGCGCGTCTTTTTCGATCCACACTTCAACGCGATACGGTTGATCAGCCCACTTGTCGATGCCGAACGAGTGCGCAGCGCTCTTCATGATTTCGCTGGGCGATGACCAGTGTGGCATGCTGCGCACGTTGCGCGTTCTGTCTTCGATAGCGTTCCAGTCGATGAGCCCGACAAGTCGCCCGTCGTTGATGATACTCCCAAGCAACGCATATTCCTTCATATTGTTCGCGATGAGTCCGCGACTGACGAACTGGTAATACAGCTGTCGCAGCGTCAGTCTGAAACCTTGCGACAGATACTCGGCAATGATTTCGTTCGCCTTGTGAATGACAGCAAGTCGCTTGGTTCCAATCTTCTTGTCGATGTATGCGATCTTAGGCACGCTTCTGTTCCTCCGTGTCCGCGTCAAGCACAGCAAGCACTGTGCGCTCGTTGATCTTCATGCTGCGCATGCGACGCTTGAAGCACGCGAACAGCAACCGCTGGAAAACGTCTTCGCCCGCGAACTGCCGCTGTACCTGCAGCAAGTCGGCGGCGTTCTTGCTGAAGTGCTCTTTCCACATGTCGCGCAGCTCTTCTTGCATCACAGCGCCTCGGCTTCGTCGTCGTTGCACCATTCACAGTCGACCGTGTCACACGTCTCAAGCGGCGTCATGTGCTGCAAGTCTTCAGCAGCACGCTGCCACAGTCTGTCAGTCGTCGGGCCCGCGTTCGCAATGACGACTTCATGCAGATCGTTGAGAAGACGGCCCTTCGGGGCCGTCAGAACGATTTCGTGCCAGCCGCCATCGAAATTCGGCGTGACAGTGACGTTGTGCTGCTTCGCCAGACGCTTCACCGTTGCACGAGCGCTTGCAGCAGCGACGCGTTCAGCGGGTGACGTGTAGTATGCGCTCATGACAGCACCACGATTGTGCGAACGTTGGGAACGGTCTGGAAGTGCTTCACGGCGGCCGCCTGCGCTTCGCTGAACAGCCCGTTGAACCAGAAGACGTGCTCCAAGTAGTCTTCGCGATCAGCGTCCTGCGCAGCGCAGAACGCCCAGTTACCGCGCCCGCTGGGCGTCTTGCCGTAAGCAGCGATGAAGCGCCGCTTGTTGACGTCGATATCGTGCACCTTCTGAACGTAGGGCTTCAGCGCGAACGTGTTCAGCTCGTCACGCCGCGTGATCGCTTGCGCGTCGTTCGTGAACTGCTTCGCGACGACTTTGCCGCCGTTGAACGTGTCGCGCACTCGCCAGAGTTCTGTGCCGCGAAAGCGATACGCTTCGATTTCGTAGCGTCGAACCGTCTCGTTGATGACTTTGCCGTCTTCGTCCATGACAGCGAACAGCGCAATGCGCTTGATGTTCAGATGCGCGTTGCGGCGGCGCAGCTGCGTCTTCGCGTCAATCAGATTGTCGCTTTGCACGTTGAAGCCGACCGTGTAAACGTGCGCGTTGTTTTCGTCGTCGCGGGTGAACGTCATGTTGAATGCGAACGTTTTCATATGTGCTCCCTTCGTTCGTCTCATTGCGAACGTGAGACAATCTTATCATGACTACATGCGATGTGTGCACACAATTGCACACTTTCGTATCGTCTTGATAATCAACGACTTACAGCACTCCCAGTCCACGTCAGCACGTGGTTTTTCTCGTCCACGAGCTTCGCACGCTTCAGCGTGTCGATGATCGTGTTGTATGTCTGCGCGTCAACGAACTGCATCACGCGTGCATAGAACACGCCGTTAGGCACTTCGTGCAGCTCTTGTAGCGCTTCAGCAATCGCAATCGTCTGCAGCGTCAGTCGTCTGTGATTCGTGCTGCTCATCGCAGTGCCTTCTGTGCGATTGGAAGCGTTGCGAACAAGAATCCGATCATGTCGTTGAGCGGAGATCCGGGTGGCAAGTCTTCAAGCTTGGGCCATGCGTGCTGGATGTCTTCAACACCAGAGACAAGCGATGCCAGCGCACGTTCCAGCGCTTCAGCTCTGATGATCAAATGCGTGAGCAACGTCCATGCTGTGTAGACGTCAGCTGTGTGCGGCGTCGTTGCGCCCGTTTGTGCGTTGAGCCACACGGCTAACGCGTTCGCGACGTCGCATTGGTTGCGTGTGCGCTTATCGATGTCGTCGCTTGTCATTGTGACTCCTTGGATGAATGAACACGTTCGAAGATGAGTAAACATCATACGGCAGCACGCCGTAGATCAGAATCGGAGAATCGCGTCGCGTGCCGTCAAGACGTCGCGGCGGTTCTTGCTCACGCACTCGGGGTTCCGAGCAACACCAGACCGCCATACTCTGTTCGACTGTCGGCGGCGCGTGATATTCGCGCTGCTTGAGTGCTGCATAGACGTCTGGGCCAGCGGGCGGGACGTTGTATCGCTTGCCCAAGTCAGCGTTCGTGATGACTTGGGCAGCGACCGGCGATGCAATCAATAGCACGAGCAGCAACACGTTGACGATCATGACGTGAACTCCTCGTGCCGTGCGTCTTTGTTGAAGACTGCTGATTCCACGCAGTCTTCGTGGGCGTGTCTGCGCGTTGTTGGCGACGTCACGAAACGTGTGCCGTAGCCGATGACCCGATTGCAGAACTTGCAAACGCTCTTCGCCATCAAGCGCGTCTGCGCACAGTCGAGATGACTGCACTTGCGACAGGGCCCGAACTTCGTGCCGGGTTTGCTGAGTATGCCGGCCGCCATCACATCGCCCTGATGGTTGCGTGCACAAGACGTGTGAACGCGTTGCGCAGCACCGTTTCCAGCGAATGCCATTCGTCAGTCGTCATGTTGGGCTTGATGCGTTTCATTTCGTCTTCCACGAGCTGTTCGATAGTCATCACACGCTCCGTTTCTTGATAGGGTAGTAAAAGATCTTGTGTGTCGTCGTGTCGCAATCGAAGAAGCTATACACGTCGATGTCATCAAACATGTTGGGATCGTGCACGTTGTCACCTTCGATGGCGCACCAATGCCAGCCCTTGCGATAGCTACCGCTGCTGCGCATGCGATGCACGCGCAGCAGCCCGAATGCGTCGCTAGGCAGTTCTGTTGACTTTTTCACTTGCACGCAGTCAAGCAGCGTGTAGCCGTAGAGCTGCAGTGCGCCGCGCAGCTCGTAAGCGCTCGTGCGATGCTTCCGATTGGAGTGTATCGGCTGTCGCACAAGCTGGATAGTTCGATAGACGTGCTCAAACTCTGCGCCAGTCAGCATCGCCACGCACGTGATGCCGCATGACGTCTTGGTCGGTTGCTGCTGATGTGTGATCATGGTGTTTGCTTTTTCTGCAGCTCAGGGCAGTCCCGGACGACATGCCCGGGATGCCCGCAATACGAGCACGCCCGCTGCTTGGGCTTGTTCTGCTCGACTTGCTTCCACTCGTTGTCGGACGTGGGACGATCACTCATCGGTCCCACCCGAAGAACGCTGCTGCGAGCAGCGCGACACATGCGATGACGAAGAGCGTCAGCATGCTGCAAGCTCCCGCGCCGCGGCCCCAAGGACCGCGGCGACGAAGACGAAGAACAGCGCAAGCATTACTTCACATCCTCGGGCTTAAACGCGACGTTGGCGAACTTGCCAGAGACGGGCACGAGCGGCTTGACTGACCAGTTCTTGCAGCGCTCAGTTTGCCAAGCGATATACGCTTCCAGCTGACGAACTTCGCGGTTCATGCTGTCAGCGTGCAGACTGTTATATTTCAGCACGGTCGCTCGGCGCAGCTCTTCGCACGTCGCGCCGGGCATCTCGTACGGTGCGACGCCGTGAAAGCCGCTGCTGTAGTGTCCGCCGTTCTGATTGTTCGCGTCAGTGTAGCTGTATTCGATGCGCTGCCAGCCGTCAGCTTCAGCAGGCGGCATCGACGCTGTCAGCTCAACCTGCTCTGTCACGTAGCCGCTACGATATGCGCCGTGCAAGTTCTTGACGTATGTGGAGATGAACATCTTCGTATCAGCGTCGATGTTCGTGCGCAGCTCGTGCTGATACTTCTTGATGTCCTTGATTCTGTTCTTCGCCAGCTGCACGTGCGCAGCGACAAGTTCCATGCTCTGTTCGAACGGCAGCGCTTTCGCGCCAGAGCAGACACCGCTGAAGAACCCGTGAGTCACCGTGTAGCCGTGCAGACTCAGCACGCCCTTGGGAAGCTTCTGAAGCGAACCGCACAGTTGGCAATGTCCTCGATGTGTCGCAGCAGCCATTTCGTTTCTCTCCTTCGTTCGTCTCATTGCGAACGTGAGACAATCTTATCATGACGAGCTTTCAAAGTGTTAACTCTTTTTGGAAAAGCTGTAAGTGCTTTATTTACAGCGATTTACAGCATTTGCAGAAGTGTGCAATCCTGCACTGTGCACCGTGCTTGACTGGATGCAGCTCTGCGTCAAGACAGCTCTGCGATTTTGCTTGACATCTTCGTTACGTCTTGAGCTAAGCTCAACGACGCAGATTAACCCCTGTCAGTTGAGCGACGACGGTCGATCTTCGTGTGGCACTAGCTTGTCCTAGTGCCACACGTCTCAGCTGTCCCTAACTTCACGAGGCAAGCGTGATGCACACATCGATGGCGATCACGAAATGATCGCACCGTCTGACGTTCTCGATTTTTACTTCAAAAATAATTTCCGACTCGTCTTCTGGCCTCATATCGGTGACGCGAAGGGCCCACGCGAAAAAGGTTGGACTGAAAAAGTCTATACGCGTGACGACTATCGCGAAACGATGCGCGTTGGACTCATGTGCGGGCACGAGATATCGCCCGGCAAGTTTCTACACGACGTCGATATAGACTGGGAACCCGGATCGCGCATCGCTCAAGCGCTTATCCCGCCAACAGAGTTCGTTTTCGGACGAGCAAACAAGAAGATTAGTCACTGTTGGTATACGCTGCCTGAAGCGGTCGCCAGCTTCAAGTATGAAGATCCAACAGACAAGACGTGCTTAATCGAGCTGCGTGGTTGCAAACTGGACGGGACACTCGGGAATCAAACCATGTGTCCGCCCTCAGTCTGGAGCAGAGACAGCGCACGTGAGCCGCTAGAGTTCGTCAAGTTCAGAATCCCATCCCACTTCGAAGACATTCCCAAGTTCAAACAGAAAGTATGTCTGTCCGCGATTGCGATGCTGCTCGCCAAGCACTTCGGCAAGCAGGGATTCGGGCATGAGATACGACTAGCATGGGCTGGATTCTTATTGCGAGCTGGTATCAGCATCGAAGAGTGCATTGCCGTCGGCAATGCCATCATGCTCTACACAGGCAACAGCGATAAAACAGACATCAAGTTAGCTGTTGAGAGTACCAACAAGCGTCTGCTGGACAAGGACAAGAAAGTCAAAGGCGGTCCCGCGCTTGCGAAGATGATCGGCGAGCACGGACGCGCTATCGTCAAGCGCATCAACGAGTGGCTGGGCAGAGATAGTGACTTCATTCGCAATCAAGACGGGCTGATCATCAAAGATCACCAAGAGAATGTGGTCCGTGCACTGTCGCTGCTCAACGTGGAACTCAAATACAACGAGTTCGCCGACAAGTTACTGGTCAACAATCAACCGCTTGAAGATCGACAGCTGAACGAAGTGTGGTTCCGCATCGATGAAGAGTGCAAATTTCGCCCGCCCATCGACTTCTTTGAGAAAGTGATCAAACGCATCGGGTGGAATAACGCGTTTCACCCTGTGCGTGACTATTTCAACACGTTGCAGTGGGATGGCAAGCCGCGTATTGACACGTGGCTGATTGATTCTGCGAACGCGTTCGACAATCCTTACATACGCGCCATCTCTGCAATCTTCTTGATCGCTGCTGTGAGGAGAATCAAACAGCCGGGATGCAAGCATGACGAGTTAATCGTGCTTGAGTCTGAACAAGGGCTGCAAAAATCCTCAGCGCTGCGTGCACTGTGTCCACATGCTGACTGGTTCAGCGATGATTTTCAGCTCAATGCGACATCGCAGCGCATGATCGAAGCCACGACGGGCAAGTGGATCATCGAAGTCTCCGAGCTGTCAGGTATGCGTCAGTCGATGGTTGAATTGCTCAAGAGTAATTTGAGTCGTCAAGTCGATGGCCCGGCTCGTATGGCATACGCGCATCTGCCTATTGAACGACCGCGACAATTCATCCTGATCGGCACAACAAATTCGAAGAACTATCTGGCGGACAGCACGGGTTCGCGTCGCTTCTGGCCCATCGATGTCTTTCGTTTCAACGTCGAATGGATCATTAACAACAGAGACCAGCTCTGGGCTGAAGCTGTGCACCGTGAAGCCTTAGGCGAAAGCAATCGCTTGCACGAGTCGCTGTGGAAATACGCTGGAGAGGAACAAGAACGACGTCGGGAAGTTGACCCATGGGAAAGTCTCATCAGAACAGCACTGTTAAGTAACTTCGAAATCCATTACGAAGATGGTTACACGCGTGTTGTCACATCGTTCTTGTGGGATAGTTTGGGCATCGAGCCATCACGCCGTGAGCGCAAGTATCAAACGCGCTTGAGTGAAATCATGCAACGGCTAGGGTTCGAACGCACTCGGGTGCGCCCGGCGGGTGAGCAAGTGCAAGTGGGTTACATCAGTACCGGACAAGATTGGGCACGTCGCGCAGCGCTCGAAGACGCTGGCGCCCATGATGTGGTCGCGAGTGCGCAAGTTCCACCCGATCAAAATGACATGTGAGCAAGACGAACTGTTACCACTGTAACCGTCTTGTACCGTTCTGTTTTTCGCCAGAGTAACTCGCGCAAGTCTCATCACGAGTTGACGATAGAGAAAACGTGATCGCTGTAAGTGTTGGGTTACCGAAACGCGTTACTCACGAGTTCCAACCTTTAGAAAATGAAAAATATTTTTCTCTGTCGCAGACTTAACTAATCGGTAACAAGGTAACAAGGTAACAGAGGAAAGCAAGTCAGCTCGTGTCAACAGTTTGCGACGTTACCGACGTTGTTACCGTGAAAACCTTCACGGTAACGAGTGATAAGTTGAGCTTTATGCCATGTCTAGTCTCGCGCAGCACAGCCCATTCTGCTAACGTGCGCCATCATGTCAGCTGAAGACACTGCACGCGTTGCCGCGCAGCTCGATGACTTCGAACGCGAAGCGCTGGCGCAGTCGTGCAACGAGAAGGAACGCGCCTTCGTGCGCGAATACGTGACTGACTTGAATGGCACTAGCGCTGTGTGGCGTTGTGGATGTTTCAACGTCACAACTGATGCGTCGGCAGCTGTCGCTGCGTCGCGCTTGCTCAGTCGCGTTAAAGTTCAGTCGCTCATCGCCGTGACGCAAGCGCAACGCGCAATGGCATCTGCGATCACGCAGGAGTCTGTGCTGAGTGAAATGCAATTGCTTTCACACAGCGACATTTCGAACTATATCGTTGACGACGATGGGAACGTCAAGCTTGTTGCTGGCGCACCCGAGGGCGCTATGCGTGCGGTGCAAAGCATCAAGCGCAAGAAGACTGTCAAAGAAGACAAGGAAGGTACGCTGACGATCACGTATGACGTCGAACTGAAACTGTGGGACAAACCTGCGCCATTGAAGTTGATGGGACGTCACAAGGGGTTGTTCCCAGACAAGGTTGAAGTCAGCGGGCCAAACGGCGGTCCAATCGATACTGTCACGCGCATCGAGCGCGTCATCATCGACGCGAAGCCATGACACAGCCGACGATGACATGCGACAAGTGCGGGCTGCAGCGCACAGTCACGAAGTCGCCAGAAGCCACGCTTGCGTGGTTCAAGAAATGGCACTACAAACATTGCGACGGGACTCCGCAATACCGGGCGGGTCTACAGCTTGGGATCACACAACTTGAGGGACAGTCATGAACATCAAAGATTTGCTGTGGCGCTGCATCTATGCTGCGGTGTTGCTTGTGGTGCTGGCAGTTGTGCTGCCACTCATTATCGCAGCTGCGGGCGTGAGTCTGCCGAACGGTCCTGCAATTGATCTGATTCGTGTTGCGTTCGCGCTGCTCATCGTCGTGTATGTGCTCTTTGGACCGACGCCGCCCAGTCCGTTCTGATGGGCAGAACGTTACAGATTGAAACGCCGCGTGCGTATGTTCCGTTGTTAGCTCCAACGCGATACAAAGGCGCACACGGCGGGCGTGGTTCGGCAAAGTCGCATTTCTTCGCAGACTTACTAATCGAATACGCGCAGGTGTTCTACAGCAACGAGCAAGTAGGACTGCGCTGGGTCTGCGTGCGTGAAGTTCAGAAGTCGCTTGAACAATCGGTAAAGTTGTTACTTGAGGACAAGATCAAATCGTATGGACTTACAGGCGTCTTCAACATCATGCACACTGAGATAGTGACACCCGGCGGCGGGCTGATCATCTTTCAAGGTATGCAAGACCACACTGCGAACTCTATCAAGTCGCTTGAAGGGTATGACGGTGCATGGGTAGAAGAAGCGCAGTCGCTGAGTGATCGCAGCTTGACGCTGTTGCGTCCGACGATACGCAAAGAGAAATCAGAACTTTGGTTCTCGTGGAACCCAGACTCACCAAAAGATCCAGTTGACAAGATGCTACGCAGCAACGACAAGCCTGATGGCGCTGTCGTCGTGCAGACCACGTTTAGAGATAATCCGTGGTTCCCTGATGTGCTGCGCAAAGAACTTGAATGGGACAGGCGTGTCGATCATGAAAAGTATGTCAACGTCTGGGAAGGCGGCTATCAGACGCGCACGAACTCCCGCGTGTTCAAGAACTGGCGCGTTGAAGAGTTCGACACGCCAGACAATGCGACGTTCTTCCTCGGCAGTGACTGGGGTTACAGCGTTGACCCTGCAACGCTTGTCCGCTGCTTTGAAAGTCGCAAAGATTCGAACGGTAATGATTGGCCCCGCAAGCGTCTTTACATCGACCACGAACGCTTCGGCATCGGGGTTGAGATTGACGATCTGCCCGCACACTTTGATGGCTTACTATGCGGCTGTTCGCCGCCGCTCACGCTTGAAGCAGGCAAGCCCAAGACGCAAGGCACGACGTCGTGCGCAAAGCCTCACATTCACGGGTGGGCCCGTGCTCAGCGAATTGTTGCAGACTCTTCGCGCCCGGATACAATCAGCTATCTCAGACGCAATGGCTACGGAGGCATCGAAGCTTCTAAGAAAGGACCCAACTCGGTAAGAGAAGGGATCATCTTCTTACAAGGTTACGACATCCTCATCCATCCGCGTTGCACGCATACGATTGACGAGTTTACCAACTTCAGCTTTGTTATTGACAAGCTGTCTGGGTTAGTCACGAACGAACTTGAAGACAAAAAGAACCATATCATCGACCCAATGCGCTATGCGCTTGAACAGCTGCGTGGCGCACTGCAAATCAGGAGAGCAGTATGGGGTTGAGGCGGTTTGTTGCGCGTCATATCGTCATGAAGCGCACGCTGGGACGTCGCTTCATACAGAACGGTTACGTGTGTAGCGAACGAGGCGATCACGTGTATTGCTACTTCTTCGGCATTCGTTGCCCGCTGCGTCTGGCGATTTGGGCGCATGAACTGAGAGATAAGAATGCCGCTCTTTGACTTTCGCTGTGATGACTGCGGATGTGTGCGTGAACTCTTGATGCCGCATGCGCAGCTGCGTACCACAGAGCAGTTCTGTCCGAAGTGTGGGCAGACAATGCAGCGCTGCGCGTCTGCGCCATCGCAGTTCAGTGTGACAGGGTTCAACTCAACTAACGGTTACTCGCCTGCACGATCAATCAGCAAGCGCGTTGGGCACGTCAAGACAAACGTATCTGGCAATTTCGAAGCCTTTTCTGACGGACTGCACAAATGAATCACAAAACAAAACAAGAACTGCTGGACTCTATCGGCAAGCTGCTTGATCGCCCTGATTGCGTCGTGCGCGTGCAGAGCGAACTGTGCCCAGCGACGAAGCAACACCCTGCCGACAGCAATCAGTTCGTGACAGGCAATCGACGCACGATCATCGTCGCTGCGACGATCAGCATGCTGTTACTGTGCACGAGCGCACACGCGCAGCAGACGACAGGCGAGAAGGTCGCAGACATCGGCAGCACCGTGCTTGTTGGCGTGAATATCGGCGCTGACGGCATCTATAGTTTCAAACATCATTGCGGTGCGGGCTTCATCGTCAAGAACGTGGCGAGTATCGCCAGCGCGGAGATGATCAAACATATCATCCCTGAAGACCGCCCCGATCACAGCGACAACAAGTCATTCCCATCTGAACATTCGTGGCTCGCCGCAGCGAACACCGGCTGGAGCTACAAGATAGGGTGGACGATTACGTTTGGCACGATGGGCGGGCGTGTGCTTGCGAACAAGCATCATCCGCATGACACGCTGCTTGGTGCGCTGGCTGGTACGGGTGTGCAGTCAATTGTCAGCTTACTGTTGCCATGCCACGACTAGCTATGGACCACGTGTCCAAGTGGCTGATGTGCGAGGGTATCGCGAGGCTAAACGATAGCTTGAAGTTTGCCGCACGCCCACAAATCGTCTTGACTGATAGTTGGCGTGACGAGCTGCACGACGAACGTCCGAAAGAGTTTCAACACACGTTTCATATCGAGCTGCCGAGGCGATATGCGCAGACACCTGAATGACGGTGAACACTACTGCGTCAACTGCTGTAAGGTTCTACTGTGGGGCCGTGCTGTGTGCGGTGACTGCATGCGTGCGCTGGGCCTTGGTATCATCGTCGCATTGTTTGCACGTTGGATACTCTAATGAATGAACCACTTGATCTTGTAGAGTATAAAGAACGCTACAAGCAGAACGCGAGAATGAGCGGGCAAGGTCTGAACGTCATGATGTTTGACCCGTGCCCATTCTGCGCCGCACCTGACTTCTGGGTGTACCGCATCATGGACGTCGTGCAAGTCGTCAGTCAAGAACACGTTTGCGAACACTGTGCACGTGGCGCACGGGTAATCGTCACGCGCACACCGTCATCAGTCCACTTCGTTGTCGAACAGACTCAGGGACCCGACCAACCAGACTGGTTGATCCCCAAAGTGCGTCGTGCAGGCGCGGGAGATAATCATGCCGGTTGATAAGCAGCGTGGTGATTACGAGCAGATGCTACCTAAGTGGAAGCGTCTGCGCGACGTCGGTAAAGGGCGTGACGCGCTGCTGAAGGCGGGTAACGCCTACGTGCCCGACTTACCTGCTGGCGACCGTGCGAGTAACGATAACTATCGCGCTCGTGGTAACTTCTACAATGCACTGGGACGCACAGTGCAGGGACTGAACGGCGCGATCTTTCAAGAAGCGCCTGAAGTAGAGATGGCAGAATCGCTCAAGCCGATACTTGACGATGTGACGCTGACCAATGTCCCGTTCGAAACGTTCGCAGCGTCAGTCGGCAAAGAAGTCTTTTGGATTGGACGTTATGGCGTGCTCGTTGACATGCCTCAAGACGTCGTTGCCGCATCGAAGAACTCTGTGGCACGCCCACAGACAGAGATGCGCCCATACTGCGTCGGCTACTGCGCTGAAGATATCATCAACTGGCGCACTGAGCGACGTGGCGGCGACGAAATTCTAGTCATGCTGGTGCTGGCTGAGAAAGTCGAAGAGGGCTACTCAGAAGAAGATCCTTTTACCTGCAACGTGATCGACCAGTATCGCGTGCTGAGTCTAAATCCGCTTGGACAGTGCGTCATATCGCTGTGGCAGAAGAACGGCGACAAATGGCAGATGACTGCTGACGGGGAAAAAACGCTGATGCGCAGAGGCGAGGCGCTGACGTTCATCCCATTCGTGTTCTTGGGCCCGACGACAGCTGCACCCGACATCGAACATCCGCCGTTGCTCGACTTGTGCGACGTCAATCTAGGGCACTGGCGCAACAGCGTTGACTACGAATACGGGCTACATCTTGTCGCGTTGCCGACGCCATGGGTATCTGGCGCAAAAGGTAGCGGCGGTCAAGGCAACGACATGAAGATCGGCCCAAGTGTTGTCTGGGAGCTGGACGCGAACGGCAGCGCGGGCATGCTTGAGTTCTCAGGCTCGGGACTTGGAGCGATTGTCGCCGCGATGGAAGAGAAGAAAAAGCAGATGGCATCATTGGGTGCGCGTCTGCTTGAAGACGCACCTGCAGTCAACGAGACCGCCGCGGCAGTGCGCATGCGTCACACCGGTGAGACGGCGTCACTCAAGACCGTGGCGCAATCGCTTGAACAAGGGCTTACGCAGATACTGCAAATCTGCGTGTGGTGGCAGACAACTGACGAGAAGCCAGCTGACGCGGACACGAACGTTGAACTGAACAAGGAATATATCGACGTCAGAGCAACGCCGCAGGAGATTCAAGTCGCATTGACTGCGCTGCAAGCTGGCGAGATGTCCTTCGAAACGTGGTACAACTTGCTTGTCACTGGCGGCTGGGCCCGTGAAGGTGTTGACTCTGCGCAAGAGTTGAAAGACATCGCGACGCACAAACCTGACGTCACAGAACCTGCTGTGCCGGATGTCCCAATCAATTCTCCGTTCGGGAATCAGAACGCGTAATGGCTCACGTTATCCCTCCCGCAGTTTGGGATGCTGCGATCACAGAAGCGCAGCGCACGATGAAAGAACGCACTGCGCTGATGTTCAAACGTATCGACCAGATGCGATTGGACTTTGAAACGAGAAGGGCGATGCTGAAACGAGTCGGACCCAACAAGTATGTTGTCATGTCGAAAGACGGAAAGAAACGGCTGTCTAAACCGCTATCTCACGGCGCAGCTGTCAAACGTCTGGGACAAATCGAAGCTTACGCGGCGAAAGGATAACTATGTTTCAGGACAAACACGGGAAAGAACTGCATCAGGGCGACATCGTTGTTGACTCTCATGGGCACGTGTTCCAGTTGAAGGGCACTGGCGCATCGTTCAAGGGTCACGGCGTCGTTCGTGTCGCGTGGTCCAGCGAGCTGTCGCTGGTGCACAAAGCAGGTTCGCGTTCTATCATCTGGGGCAGCGACATTCAGGAAGCCCAGAAGACCATCGTGTGGGGCGGCATCTCACCCGAGACGTCGGGCGCAGACGGCGATACGATCATGTGGGGCACCTAGACTAGATAGCAGCTGCGCCGTGAGATAGCGCTTTAAGGAGCAGAGTATGATTGAACCGTTACCGGAACCGACGTTAGAGATACGCATCACGATGACGCAGTCGATGAAGCTCAGCGTTGTTTACCCGCCGGGTAACAAGGTACTGGCGCTGGGTATGCTGGAGTGCGCACGAGAAGCGATCATCGAGAACGAGAAACGCCTCCAAAGCGGCATCGTCGCACCGCCAGCCGATATGAATCTAGCGGGGTTACGCGCATGATCACACGACGCAAGCTCATTCAAGTCGCCGTGTCGGTCTGTGTGACTGGCAAAGCTGTGCGTGTCAGCACGCAAGCGCCCAGCGTGCCCACTGGATTCAAGACGCTGCCTGACGTCGAACTTGACGCAATCAAGCATCACGTCACCGTCTGCACGCAGCTCAGCGAAGACGGGAGCAGCAGCATGAGCACTGCAGACGCGAACGTCCCACGCGGCATGCTGCAGTGCGGGCAACGTGTCTTGATTCGTTGCGAGTATTCCAATCACCAGATCATCTTCGTCGGACGTGTGATCAGTCTGACTATTGGTCTGAACATTCCGAATGGCGTTGATCACGTGCACATGGTTGATGATGCGATGTGGGCAAAGCAGAGGCACTTGTGCCGCGCGTGAAGGGGCCGTGGTTCCCCAGCTACGATAAACAGCACCTGACTGTGGACAAGAAAGTCATGGTGTGGGCTCCGGGCACGCAGAGTATTCGACAGCGCAAGAAGTACCTGCGGCAGCGATGCAAGCAAATCATCGACAGTCACGATGACTTAATCGTCATCGTCGGTGATCGTGTCATTCGCGCTGTGTGCGCTGAGCCCGATCCCGAGTTCTCTGCGCTGCACTTGTTCTGCGCTGCACTTGATGCGTCTGAAGAGACCGGTGAGTCATGGGTGACGTGCATGACTTACATAATGGACAAATTTGAAAAGAAAGAACCATCGCATGTCCAAGCGCCAGAAGCGCCAAAAGGAAAAGTCCTTCATCGACTCCGCAGAATACTTCAAAGCTTTGTTCCGCGCCCGCTTCGTCAAGGCCATGAAGAAGCTGCAGAAAGAAGTGTCAATCAATCAGTTGGCACTGTCGATGCACAGCACGCGAACGTCAGCGGGTGTGATCACGAACAAGCAGATCGTGGATGCGTTGACGCCGCTCAAGCAGGTGATTAAGGACGCGTATCGCAAAGGCGGAAAGCTTGGCGCTGATCATGTGAAGGCGCTACTCAAGAATGGCTAAGCACATAGACTTCAAGTTTGATGACACGGCAGAAGACGCCGCGAAGCATGCTGAAGAACTCGCCGCGCAGATGGTCAAAGACATCAGCGCCGAGACTGAGCAAGCAATCAGAAATGCTGTCGCTGAAGCTATTCGTGAAGGTATCCCGCCCTACGATGCCGCACGCTTAATAGTTCCGCTCATCGGACTGACGTCGGCGCAAGCGCAAGCGGTGATGAAGTATCGCGAGAAGTTGATCGACAACGGACTAACGCTTGAGAAGGTCAACGAGAAAGTCGACCAATATGCCGACGACACGTTAGCACGTCGCGGCGATGCTATCGCACGCTCGGAGATACTTGACGCGCTGAACACAGCGCAAGAAGACGCGTGGGCGCAAGCACAAGACGCGGGCTTACTTAGCCCTGACGCTACGAAGATCGTCATACTCTCAGACAATCCGTGCCAGATCTGTCAAGACATCGAAGCCGAAGGTCCTGTTCCAATTGACGAAGGGTTCTCCGAAGACGGTCCACCGTTTCATACAAACTGCGAATGCACAGAGGGTATCGATACACCGTGAAAAAGATTGGTCGAAAGCCCAAGAAAAAGGAGGAACGATTAAGCGCCCTTGTCTCGTTCGCGTGCACAGAAGCTGAAGAACAGCAGATCTGTCGGGCTGCACGAGTCGAACGCAGTTCAGTCAGCGCTTATATACGTAAGCAGCTCAAAGACTTGCGAGTTTTGCTATAAGAAATAATCGAAAAAGCAGCTCTTCACTTACTCTCTAGGAGAATCACATGGCCCAGCTTGCACCTGTCGTTGACGCGCTTGAAGCGGTTGCAGAACCGTTGCGTCAGTTCTACGTTCCGAAAGACGGAAAGTTCGCGCTTGACCTTGGCGGAACGCCCGCTGGTTTCGTCCCCGCTGCTGACTTAGCGCTGGCAAACACGCGTCTGGTGGAGTTCAGGGACAACAACATCACGCTGAAGAAGACCGTTGACGAGTTGACGCCGCTCAAGACAGCGTTCGACGGCATCGATCCCGCAGCTGCACGAGCTGCACTCGCCGCGCAGGAAGAGCTGAAGAAGAAGGGCATCACCAAGCCCGACGACGTCACAGCGATGCGCGAAGCGATTCTCAACGATGTCAAGACCACGCTGGTTAAGCCGCTGCAAGATCAGCTGCTCACGATCACGACGACAGCGCAAGAGACACAGAAAGCGAACGATGCGCTGACGTTGCGTCAGTTCATCGGCGAGAAGTTCGGCAAAGCCGGCGGCGAACCGAACGCGCTGAACTTCATCGTATCGCAAGCGCAGGGCGTGTTCAAAGTCGTCGGCGGCAAAGTTGTCGCAGAGGCAGCGATGTTCAGCACTGATCGTCCGGGCGAGCCGCTGAGCGTTGATGAGTGGCTGACGCAGCAGACGAAGAGCAACGCATTTGCGTTCAAGGCGTCAAGCGGCAGCGGCGCTAATCCGACGCCGGGTGGCGCGGGCGGCGGGGGCAATCGTCCCGCCGGACAATTGATTCTGAAGGACCCGACGCCGCAGCAGTTGGGCACGCATGCTGCCGACATCAAGGCGGGCAAGATGCGCGTCGAATATACGGACCCGGTTCCGAAGTAACGATCTACAGCTTGTTGCGTCGCCAGCTCGGGGAGTTGGCGACGCAGTCTCAGAGAGACAGCTTTAGAGTAATACCCGCAACAGAGAAGCGCAGTCGGTGATTGCGCTTCTGGCACACCCCGGTGGGGACCGTGCCCGACTTCGGTGAAGTCGCTTGGTGACAAACAATACTTGTTTCCAAGGAGAGTTCACAGATGGCCGGAGCAATGGTAACCACGAACATCCTCGCCACAGCAGTGGCGATGGGTCTTAGCACACTGCGCGAACGTCTCGCGCTTGTGCTCATCGCCAACCGCAATTACGAGCAGGAAATCACTGGCGCGAAGAAGAACGCGACCGTGAACGTTGCCGTGCCCGCTGCGGTCGGCACGCGAGCTGTCACGCCCGACGTCGTGCCGCCCGCGGTCAGCGCGACGACGCCCACCAGCGTCCCCGTCACGCTCGACCAGTGGCAAGAAGCGCCGTTTGCGATGGACGACAAGGGGCTGGTGCAGGTCGACAACAACATCCTGCCGATGCAGGCGAACGAAGCGGTGAAGGCGCTGGCGAACTTCATCGAAGACAACCTCTGGACGAAGATCACGGCGGGCGTGTTCGCGTTCGCAGGCACTGGCGGTGTGACGCCCTTCGCGACCGACCTGACAGCGTACCTCGATGCTCGAAAGCTTGGGAACAAGAACTTGATGGACTTGGACCCGCGCTATGTCGTGCTCGACACGGACGCTGAAGCGAACGCCCTCGGGCTTCGTGCGTTTCAGGATGCTTCGTTCGGTGGTGGCGACGGCGTCATCATGAACGGACAGATCGGGCGCAAGCTCGGTGCAACGTGGATGATGTCGCAGCGCGTTCCGACCCACACGGGCGGCACGCTGACGGGCAGCGGCACGACTGTCACCGGTGTCAACGCAATCGGTGCAACAACGATTGCACTGTCGGGCGGCGCGTCTGGCACGTTGCTTGCTGGTGATATCATCCAGTTCGGTGCAACGTCGAAGTTTACCTACAACGTGGTCTCCAGCGTCGGCGGCAGCACGCCGTCCAGCGTCACGATCACGCCCGGTCTCTTCGCTGCGACTGCGGGCGCTGAAGTCGTGATCAACAAGGGCACGTTCGTCCAGAACTTGCTCATTCACCGCGACTGTCAGACGTTCGCGATGGCGCCCCTGCTCGAAACGGTGCAGGTGCCCGGCGCGACTCTGCAGGCGACTGCGATTGACGAGATCTCCGGGCTGTCGCTGCGCTTGGAAGTTTCGCGTCAATACAAGCAGTACCAGTGGTCGTTCGACGCTCTGTGGGGCAGCAAGGTCATCCGCGCCAACGCGGGTGTCTACATCGCCGGATAACACCACAAACAACGGCTGGGAGGGCGGCGCTTAATTCTGAGCGCCGCCCCGACATTCCTACGCGATGTAAGGAGACCGTTCATGGCAGACATTCGCAATTACCCGGAAGGCCGGGGCGCGGTAGTCGAACGTTACATCAAGGACGTCTTCGTCCAGTTCGGCTTCGCCAAAGCAATCAGAACACGCTTCACCCTCGCACAGCTCAACGCAGGTCAGACGCTGCTTCCAGCACTGCCCGGCGTGAAGTGGAGCTTGCTGTGGGCACAGTTCATCGCCGTCGGTGGCGCTGCGACTGCTGCCACGTCGGTCAACATCGCTGCGACTCAAGCAGCGTCAGCAGTCCAGCTCTGGGTAGTCACGATTGCAGCGCTGACGCGCAGCGCTGTCGTTCAGACGGGCGTGACGCCCGCTGCGGGCTCACAGACGCTGCTTGCTGACGGTGCGTCGTTCGCACCGAACGACAGCAATACAGCAGTCACGCTTGCGAACGTCGGGTCGGCAATGACGACGCTGACGAACATCGACGTGACGTATGAATACGTCGCCATCGCTGGGTAATAACGAACATGGCTGCTGATGCGCTCATCACCACGCCGGGTGCAGCAAACGCGAACGCCTATTGTGACGTCGCGTTTGCTGACCAATATCACGCGAACCGACCTCCAGTCGGTGTAACGTGGGCGTCGGCGAGCACGGATCAGAAGAACGCTGCCATTCTGTGGGCGACGATCTTGATGGATCGTCTCTGGCACTGGAACGGCTACGTTGTCGATACGACACAGATACTCCTGTGGCCACGGCAAAACATGCTGGAGCCAAATCAGCTTCAGTTTGTGCCGATCACAGAGATACCGATTCAGTTGAAGCAAGCGACTGCAGAGTATGCACGGCAGCTGCTCGTTGCGGACCTTGCTGGCAACAGCGACATCGAGACACTTGGGATCACGCAGTTCAAAGCGGGTCCTGTCGCGTTCAGCTTCAAGAACGATGTTGTGGCGAAAGCTGTCCCTGATACGGTTTACAACTTGATCCCGCCTGACTGGGGTTATGTGCGGGGACGCAGCACCGGTGTGCGCAATCTTCAGAGGGCTTAAATGAGTCTGATCAGATCGTCAATCGGTCGACGCACGAGCGACGGCACAGCTGCAGCAGCTGCGCTTGAAATCATCGCTGGCAGCCGTGGTGCTATTGTTCGTGACATCACCGTTTCACTGGCAGCTGCAACGGCGTCAATCTACGGGTTGGGACGTCCAGCTGCAAAAGGTCAAACGCCGACATCGCCAGTGACGTCACTGGTAGAGGGTAGTATTGATCCTTCGAACGTCGCACTTCAGACCGCGATTGCATGGGCGGTCGGTCCGACAGTTCCTGCGAACTTCTTTCGACGTATCGGGTTCCCGGCGACTATCGGGTCCACCATCGTGTGGACATTCGGTCAAGGGCTGTTCATCCCGTCTGGCACAACTGTTGTGCTGTGGAACATCGGCACGAATGGCGTTGCTGACGTCACGATTACTGCCGACGAACCGGGAATCTGATGTCTCTGATTGGTCAGCTTGTCGCGCTCGGGAATCAACTCACGCAGTCGCTTGGCGCAGCGGCGACTGTGACATACATCGCTGCAGCGACGACTGACGGCGCTGGGAAAGAGATTGCTCCGAGTGTGCCAAGACAGCGTCCAGCGATTGTGAACAAGTCGCAGAAAGTCATCAAGACGGCATCTGGCGAACTCGTCATGAGTACCGCATATGTTGCCTTTCTTGATCCCGCGCCCGTCAGTGAGTATGACAAGATCATCTTACCTGACGGGAGCACAGGGCCGATCTTGCAAGTAACCGCGTTCTTTGACGGGAGTAACGGGCCGATACTATCGGAAGTATATCTTGGGTAAATGGTCGACGTTCACTGGGTGCGATGCGGCGATTGCAGATATCAAAAAGCTTCGCTTGTTTTCGCCAGACCAGTTCGCTGTCGCACTGTACCAAGAGGGCCAAATCGAGCTGACAGAAGTAAAGAAGCGCACGCCAGTTGACACAGGTGCGCTGCGTGCGAGTGAACGCATAGAGGGGCCAATACGTGAAGGACGCCGTATCTACATTTACATCGTTGCTGGTGGGCCCTCGGTAGAATACGCGTTTGCTGTGCACGAAGACTTAGAAGCGTTTCACAAGATTGGAGAAGCGAAATACATTGAACGTCCGCTAAACGAAAGCGCTCCTTACATGAGTGATCGCATCGCGAAACGGATTGACCTCAATGCAGCGCTGAAACGGTAATGCCAGCTCCGTCGTCAACGTTCAGCGTCGATCTGATCTACTTGTTGCAGCATCCGACGCAGTTTGATCCGACAGTAACACTTGGACTGACGTATGGTACAAACTTGTTCAAGGGTCAAAAAGCAAGATTGCCAGACGGGCCGGGGCCGTTTGTTACTATCTATCGGACTGGTGGTCATGGTGCTGAAGGTACCCACAACAGTGTCGATGAGCCCGCGTATGAGCAGCCTAGTGGTCAGCTCGTTGTGCGTGGCGATGATTACGACGTCGTTGAAACGAAGATGCTGGCAATACACGCGTTCATGTGGCCACTGCAGAACGTGTTCATCAACGGCACGTGGTGGCGTGAACTGAACGTGGATTCTGAGCCGTTCGATTTACCGCTTGACGAAAAGGGACGCGTTCGGCAAGCGTTTAACATCAGCAGTGTCAAACGCGTGTCACCGTCAAATAGCTAAAAGGAGATTCTGAAATGGCCGCTACCGTCGCATCCAAGCTCAATCTGTCGTTCACGTCACTGCTGCAGAATGCCATCGGTTTGGCAGCAGCGCAGGCGAGCATCGAAAAATCCCTGATTGTCTCCCTCGCCACGGGCACGGGTGCCAATCAGGCAGATCGCATCTTCTCAGAAGCTGCGAAGACGATTTCTGTATCGACCGATATCGACTTGTCTGGCGCACTAGTTGACGCGTTGGGCGCCGCGTGCGTCTTCGTTCGTGTCAAGGCGCTGCTGGTCACGGTTGACGCAGCAAGCGTCAGCAACCTTGTCGTCGGCGGCGACGCCAACGCAGCGCTCATCGGATTCGGTGCTGTCGCGCACACGGTCACCATTCGCCCCGGTGGCGCGCTGCTCATCTACTCGCCCGATGCGACCGGTTACCCGATCACTCCCGGCACGGGCGACATTCTGCAGTTCGCTCCCAGCGGCGCTTCCGCGCTGTTCGATTACGCGGTTCTGGGCTGCAGCGTCTAACCCGGGGCCCACAACCTTTCAATAGGAGAACCGTGTCATGTCGAATGCAGTCACATCAACTGGGATCCTCGTCAAGCGTTCGCCCGGCGCGAACACCACGTCTTTCGTGACGATTGCGGAGATCACCGAAGTGGGTCCCGGCGGGATGTCGCGCAACAAGATCGAAACGTCAACACACAACGACGGGACGGAGTCGCACGTGCTCGGCATTCTGCGGCAGGATGATCCGACGCTCAAGATCAACTTCTTGGGCAACGACTCGTCCCACATCAATCTGCTGAACGACATCGCGAACAACGTCAAGAACTCGTTCCAGATCCTGTTCCCGTCTGGCAAGATCCGGCAGGGAAACGCTTACGTCCAACAGTTCAAGTTCGATGATGCGCCCGTCGATGGCAAGCAGGGCGCGACACTCGCACTGACGTGGGCGGGCATCGTCGCAGAGTCGTAAACAACCGTAGCAGACAAGGAGAAGTCAATGTCCCAGCCATTGACTTCCGCATCCCAAATTCTCGATGCGGAAGATCTCACGCACGAAGACATCACCATCCCCGAGTGGGGCGATCTTGAAGCACGTATTGCGCAGCTGAACGCTGAAGAAACGCAGGCGTTCACACGTGACATGTCAGCGCAGCCCGCAGGCGATAACAACGGGATGTACCTGATTCTGATTCATGCACTGCGCACACGTCAGCACGAACGCGTGCTGGACATGTCCCACATCGACGGTCTCAAGAAAAAGAACATCAACGTCCTGAATCGCCTGCAACAGATCGCGTTGCGCGTGAACGGCATGGGCGAAATTGGAAGAGAGGCCCTAAAAAAGGACTTGAGCGGGGCGCCGACAGGCGTTTCCGCTACAAGCTAGGGCGCATCCTCGGCAGAGCTGACGTCGATGAGATGTGGGAATCGCTATCGCTGCGACAGCAGAACGAATGGCGGGTGTTCTTCGAACTTGACCCACCCGAAGAAGATCGCACCGAGTATGGGTTAGCTCGCATTGTTCAAGTGCTCGTGCGCAGTGACAAGCCGTTAGTTGACATGTTACTGCCGTTCGGTGATCGACCGCGTCGAACAGTCGCGCAGACACTGCAAGACGCTGAAAGAAAGTTAGACGCGTGGATCATCGGTAGTAATGCACAGTTTCGGCAGGGTGTAAAACGTGAGTGATATTGCACCAATTAAAGGTCTCATCGAACTCACTGATAATTTTACCAGTGAGTTGGGACTGGCTGAAGCTGCACTTGGCAACTTCACAAAGACCAATCAAGAAAGTCTGAAAGCTGTCAGCATCGCCGCTGGACTGGTTGCAGGTGGTATTACTGCAATCGGTGTAGCGGCGCTTGAACTTGGCAAACGCGGTTCAGAAATCAACGACGTCAACACGACGCTTGAGCACTTCGCCGGAGGTACGAAAGAAGCAAAAGCCGATCTTGATGCGCTCGTTGCTGGCACTAAAGGGACCGTTGATAACTTCCAGCTGGCGTCTGACGCTGCGAAGTTACTGCAAGCGAACGTTCGACTGACAGCAGACGACTTCGGCATCCTCGGACAAGCTGCGTTTGTGCTGCAGAATCGCGGCTTGGGAGGTACAAAAGAACAACTGGACCTAGTGTCCGATGCGCTCGTGACTGGCAAAACGAAAGCGCTGGCGCACACTCTAGGTGTCATCGAGAACACGCAGGCTGAAGAACAGTATGCCGAAAAACTGGGGATCACCAAAGATCAACTGTCGGCGACGGGACTTGCGGAAGCGCACCGCATCGAAGTCATGCGGATACTCAATGCCGCTGTCAAGGATGCAGGCGTTCAAAATCGCGACTTCGGCGAAGAACTCCAATTTGCGAAGACGCAGGTTACCAACTTCGTTGATGACTTAGCGTCAGCTGTCGCAAGCAGCAAAGTATTCGCCGCAGGCTTCAAGGCGATTGAAGACGCTGTGGCAAGCGCATTCGAAGGTTCACAAGAGAATGCGATCAAGACCGTTGTGCATGCGCTTGAACAGGGCGCAATCACCGTGCTCGACTTCGGACAAACGGCTATCACGATGGCACGAGTCTTTGAGGGTGCATGGTATGGAATCAAGACCGTCATTCTAGGAGTTGAGACAACGGTTGTAGGTTTCGCAGCTGCAGCTGTCGATGCCATCGATCTTGTCGCATCTGCTGGCGCGAAGCTGCATATCATCTCGCCCGAAGCTGCCAAAGCTGTCTCTGACGTCAGCGTGCAGATCAATGCGATGACAGCAGACCTTGCGAAGCAGACGTTGGAAGCTGGCAAAGCTGTCGTCGGACATACAGAGTTCGACAAGACGCTTGACGGCCTTAGCGAGTCGCTGGCAAAGGTCACCGGCTCGATGCGCAGCGCATCAGAAGAGACCGATAAGAATAGCGACACGACAGATATTGCTTCAAAGAACGCCGCGAAACTTAAGCAGACGCAGGACGAGCTGAACAAGAGCATGATTGATCAGAGCAAGATCACTGCTGCACTGGTCAAGAGCACGACTGAACTGAACGGGATTTGGAGCGATTACTTCGCGCTGGTTTCAAAAAATACCCAGACGTCGGGGCAAGCCCAGCGTGCTGAAATCCAAGCGACGTTCGACAAGCAGGTAGCCGCACTTGACGCGCTGGACCCGCTTTACAACGCGAAGTATGATGCGTATCGCAAGATCGCTGACGAGTCGTTGAAAGCGGTCGGCTCTGACTGGGACAGCGTTAAGGACCAGTCTATCGAAGGCCTGCAAGAACAAGCCGACAAAGCTGAGAAGACCTACGATCAAATGGTCAACAGCAGCTTACACTTCACGCGTGACGCGCTCGATGCGCAGCGCGACAAGTGGATTGCTGCGCAGCAAGCTGCTAACGGATGGAGTACCTCTGTTAAACAGGCGATTCAAGATACTGCTGACAAAGTGAAGATCCTTGATCATGCATGGGTAGACGACGCTGACATCGCGGCAGCGACGATCAACAAAACTACCATCATGGTTAAGACGCTCAGCGGCGAGCTGATATCGCTGGCAGAAGCGCAGAAACGACAGCAAGCAGGCGGCACGCAAGATGTGACGTCGCTGAACTTCGCCCAGATGCTGACCCAGATCATCACCAGCGGAGGCTGGAATCCAAGCGGCGCAGGATCAAACATCGACGTCAACAAAGCGTATGATCTGGCACATCAAGGATATTCGTTCGCAGAAATTATCAGCATTTTCAACCAGATGAAGACTTCAACTGGTAACCCGAAACTCCCGCCGCCGCAGGGCCCACGTATTCCCGGGTTCGCGCAGGGAGGTACGGTCGCTGTCAGACTTGGAGAAAACGGTCCAGAGACTGTGCGCATTCCTATCGGTTCGCAAGTCGCGCCGAATGGTACGAGCTTCGGCGGTGGCCCAACTATCGTGCTCACCTTCAATGTCAATGGGACTGGCGTGCAAGTCGCGCAACAGATCAAGGACGTGATCATGCGTCAACTGAAACAAGTGCGCCAGTTCGGCGCAGCGTAGGAGACAGGTTATGCTTTACGGACAATCGTTCGGAGAAGTGCTCATCGAAGCGCAGAGCGACGGCCCTACGCTGACAGCTGCCGCTGCAGCGTCGTGCATCCCGACAGCTTCGAAGTTTCCCCTGCCCGGTCAGTATTTCAGCTGGATCGGCAAGAAGCTGCGCGTTGACATGTCCGGGCGTGTTAGCACTGTTGTGACGACGCCCGGCACGTTTCGAATTGACATCCGTTTCGGCGGCACTGTCGTATTCGACTCGGGAGCCATCGCGTTAGCGACAGCTGACGCATACACGAATCAAGGCTGGCGCTTTCATTGCGACTTGATCGCCCGCAGCGTCGGTACTGCGATGTCGTTGTTTCCAGAAGCGTGGTGTGTGCTGCCGAACATGGCGGGTGTTGCATCGACTCCGCCCAAGGCAATGGGCGTCGCGATGCTTCCGTGGAACACTGCACCTGCTGTCGGCAACACGTTCGACGGGACAGTCCAGCAAGTCGTGGATGTTTTTTTCACGCAGACTGTTGCCACAGGTTCGGTGACTGTGCACACTTACGAGCTGGTTTCGCCGAACTAAGATGATCATTCGTCCACTGCCGGGGATTCTTGGAATCCCCGGTAAACATAAAGTCATCAGCGGGCAAGGAAACGGCCCGCTTGTTTCGTCTATAGCTCCTGCAACGGGATCTATCAAGGGCGGAACAAGCGTGACGATCACCGGGCAGAACTTCGCTGCTGATGGCTTTGGTAACGTCGGTGTCACGTTCGGTGGTAAGTCTGCGACAAGCATCGTGCTTGTGAACAGCACCACGATCACATGCGTGACACCGAGTCAAGTATCGACTGGAATCGTTGACGTTGTTGTGTCATGTGGCACGCAAACAGCAACGTTGTTCGGCGGGTTCTCGTATTACACGATTACGATTCTCAGTGTTGTCCCAAGCTTTGGTCCGTTCGCTGGAGGTACGAACGTCATGATCAACGGGATCGGGTTCTCGCTTGGGTGCACCGTCAGCTTTGACGGTATCCCAGCAACGAACGTGATCTTTATTGACAGTTCGCACATGCGTGCGACGACGCCAAGTCATTCGGCCGGATTCTCTGACGTTACGGTCACTGAGGCATAATGGCGAACGTCGTTGATACTCAGGTTGGTGTAGACGGCAGCGGCACTGGCACGATTGCGCTGTCGTCGTTCGCGTCTAATGCGCTTGCTGGCGATGCTATTGTCGTCTCCGTTGTGTGGTTCAATGACACAGCTGGACACATCGGTGACGCTGGCAATGCGCCGACTGATAACAAGAGCAACACTTACGTCAAAGTTGGCACGATACAAGGTCCGAATAACACCGGCGGCCTTGCGTATACTCAAGTCTTTTGGCTAGCTAGCAACGTCGCAGCTGGCGCCACGAACGTCACGCTTCACGGGACTGCTGGTGCTCTGCGTCTTGGCATCGCGAGTCTGTGCACAGCGGTTGCAGTCTCACCGAATAACGGGGATTATGCTGGAACGAACTTCACATCATTCCTGAGCACAGCGACGTTCCCGCAGACGACAGTTACTCCGCCTGCCAACTCGCTGTTCTTCAGCTCAATGTTCAGACACGCCATAGGAACATCGACAGCCCCGGGTGGTTGGAGCACGGCAGATCGACAGAACTGGGCGACGAATGCGCATATTGTGATGTCGCATATTGTCGCTTCAGCGAAACAAACTCCTGTATGGAGCATTCCAGATACTGATTACTGGTCAGGTGGCACGTTCTCGCTTGCACCGCTGCCGCCGAATCCAACGCCGACTAGTGTTGCCCCAGTGACTGGCGCGACTGTTGGTGGCGAACAAGTCACAGTAACTGGAACGAACTTCACAGCTGACACCACGATCACGTTCGGCGGCGTCGCTGCAACAGGTGTGATCTTTGACTCTGTGACGCAAATCCGTTGCACACCTGCAGCGCACGCTGTCGGGTCTGTTGACGTCATCACAACCAACTCCTTCGGCACAGGTGCGACACTCGTAAACGGATACACGTATGCTGTGCGTCCAATTCCCGTGAGCATCATGCCGCAATACGGACTGAATGGGCATCTTTCAAGTGTGACGATCAAAGGCTCGGGATTCGTGAACGGGCTCACTGTCACGTTCGACGGGACGCCCGCCACGAGCATCGTCGTTGTGGACTCAAGCACGATTACTTGCACGCCTCCAGCGCATGCCGACGGCACAGCTGTCGTAACGGTGACGAACCCTTAACATGGGACTGAGCGGCTCACTCGGCGCTTCGCAGTTCACATACATCACCGGGAGTGGGAACCCGGCGAGTGCGACTCTGCGTCATGGTTTTCAGTTCACGCTGCTTAATCGTGGACAGGACATTCGACGTCAGCCCGGCATCACGATTCAAGACGCGCTGAACAATGCGCCGAATACTGCGACGTATCGCATTGACGGCAATGCGCCAGTGCCTCAAATCGGAGAGAAAGTCGAAATCCGAGATGAGAAAGACAATGATCGCAGACTGTTTGGCGGGACTGTTCTCGACGTCGAACAAATCTATGAAGGGACAACCGATCAATTAGCTTACAACGTTACCGCCACAGACTTTACGACGCTTTTTAATAAGCGACGTCCCTACGGCACATATATCAATCAGTCTGTGTCAGACATCGTGATCGACCTTGTCAGTAAGTATGCGCCCGGGTTTACGACAGCCCACGTGCAGACGAACTTGGCAAAGGTCTCAATCACACTTGACGGGTCACGCGACTTCGTCACTGTGTTATCTGATCTTGCGACTGCGATTGGTGGCGGCCACTGGTACATGGACTACGATATGGATTTGCACTTCTTCCATATCGCTCCTCCCGGTGTTGTTCTACCTCCGACACCGCAGCCCGTCGCAGCCCTGGCGCACATGACTGTCGCCGAGGGCGCGGCTAATCCCGGCTCTGCGCAATACAAGAGCGGGTATTACCTATTCACCCACTCGTTTATCTATAGTGACGGAACAGAATCAGCGGTGCAGGGCGTGTCCAACATGCTCTTCGCGTCGGGTCTCAACAGCTTATCCTTCACGAATATTCCGCTTGGTGTCACACTTGGAACTTCGGTGTGCATTGGGCGACGCATCTATTACAACGACTTCATCAGCGGTTACACTGACGGCGAGAAGATCGAAAAGCTGAATCAGTTCGTTCAGATCAACGATAACACGACCACTGCGTTTACGACTCAATGGAAAGCGAATGGCGCAAGTGTTGCGACTATCGTATCCCTTGGGTATGTGCAGACATTCTCAACGCCGTTAGTAGCGACTCCGGGCACTGGAAGCATTGCTTGGGTGTTGTTGAGTGATCAAGCTGCAGCACTCAACTTAGAAGGCGGCGTTTCTAACGGTGTTTACGGAAATCCAAATGCCTCGCTAGTTTCTCCACCTGCGTTTCCGGGCGCGGTCTCAACTGCGAACTCGTTACCTGCAGGTTGGCCTGTCGGCGCGACACTGCATTATAATTTTACAGCTTCAAACGCAAACGGAGAAACGACTCTTGGCGTCGATGCCACTGTAGTTATCACAAACGCAGGCTTGTTCTTCACCGCACCAATTCCATTACCGACTGGTGCGAACACGATGAACTTGTATCTGTCTTTGGATGGCGTGACATATCGTCGTCATTCAGCAGGGATTTTTCCCGGACAGCGTTTCTTACTTTCGTCAACGTTCGCGTTCTGGTCAACAAACCCGACAGCACCAACACAAAATACTGCGATCATCGGCATCTACCGCGGTTGGGTCGGGTTCAATGGCGTAACACAAATTCCAGAAGGGCAATGGGTTCAGCCGCATGCTGGCGGCTCAAACAATATCGTTTACTTTGCTACGGCAGACGTCGCTATCGCGCTTGAGAATGCGGCACGTAATCGAGCGCTGCAACCGCCTGTGCGCTCTGCGACGTCGCACCCGTCGCAGCCCTTTGACCCGATCACAGGGTTTGTTGAAGGTATTCAGAACTCTTCGTTCTGGAACGGCGGCAAGTTTCAGTTCAAGTATGCGTACCTCTACCGTGATGGTACGGTATCGTTCGCGTCGAAAGCATCGCCGACGATTGAAAAACTTCGCATCAACGGAGAGGGGATCAAAGGCTTCACGCTGCAGAACATCAACGTCGGGCCGCAAATCGGTAATCTTGACGTCGTCGCACGCTTCATTTACTTCTGTCAGGGAAAGTCATCAAGCCCGAATGCTGTCGGTGTATCGGGTAATACGTCACCTTCGAACACTGGTGTGCCAGTTGGGACGCTATGGCCGATTCCTGACAACGACCCAGATTGGACGGCGCCTTGGGGTGTAATCATCATCCCAGACAACACCTCAACAACGTTGTCGCAGTTCTCGTTGAACTCGCTTGGCTCAACGTTTACAGATGGCACGTATGGCGGGCTTGTCTGCGGTGCAGGCAATCTGCCGTATGTCAATCCGAATGATGACCCGCTGTCAGTAGATCCAATTCCGATGTGGCCGAATCCTGACGGCCCAAGCCTTGAGAACGATACGCCGCCGCAAGACATCACGAACACGAACTCCTTCTTGCTGTATGACGAGCAGGGAGGTAGTCAAGCGTTCAAAGTCTGGACTGATGGTTCACAGCTGCGCAATCGCGTCATTGTAATCGGGTCGGGCAGTGTTACAACGCTGACTGCTGCCATCGGCGACTTGAAGCTTTACGTTGCAGACGTCTCTGCCTTTTCGCCACATGGTGGGACGCTCAAGTATGACGACGATGCAACAGGAACGTTTGTCATCTTAGGTTATGCAGGCGTCGGCGGCGTTGTAGGACAAGCATACGTCATACTTGCGAAAGCGCTTGATCGACTCGTGCCGCAAGGCGTCAACATCGCGAACTTCTATCAAGCTGACGACATCGACTCCCAGAAATTGCTGTCGAAAGTTGAGCTTGATGCCAACGGCAAAGCGACTGACGGCATCCACGAATACACGATTGTTGATACTTCGCTAAAGGCGCAGTTTCAACTGTTCATGCGGGCTCAAGCAGAACTGGAGCTTTTCTCAAAGCCCATCGTGAAGATCACGTATGCCACACGTGACCCGACGCGCAGCGGACAGACCGTGCACGTTGACTTGGACGACCCGCCGTGCTTCGGTGATTTTCTCGTGCAGAGCGTCACGATTGATCAGATCCATGACGAGTCAGACGCGCTGAACCCGCGCTATACTGTCACAGCGTCGTCTGTGCGTTTCGAGCTAAACGATCTATTACTGCAGATCTTGACAGCTCAACAGAACACAGGCAGCGGCAATAGCAGCGCTGGTGTTGTCGCAGCAGCCGGTGGCGGTGGAAGCAGCTCGGGACTTCCCAAGCGCACGTCTTCAGTCTGGGTGAACTTCGGCGCTGGTAACGCGCTGCCGATTGGTGTCGGTGCACAAGCATCGTTTGTTAATGCCGTCATCGACTCGACTGAGATAGCGCCGCGTTCGCATCCTGCCGTGTTCAATGCGGGCACGATTTCAGACGATACGTGGGCGACGCTGACGACATCGACAGCGAACGGTTCAACCGCGAGTGCGATCAGTGCTGCGCAGTGCATGCTTGAAGACCGAGTGGACTGCTGGTTCGAAGTGCAGACGCCTCAGTCACTCGTTGATGTGTGCTTGTGGGTCGGTCTGCAAGAACTCTGGACACCTGCACCTCCGGGCGGTTCGAACGTGTCTATGTGCTCGTTCAGATACTCGCCGAATGACGGTGATCAAGGCTGGGTGGCACAGATACAGCCGACAGGTGTTGGGCATGCTCGCACGATTCAGTTAGTCGCGCCTATTCAAGCAGGTACGAAATACATTATGCGTCTGCAGACGTTTGTGGGCGCATCGTTCGACACCGCGACTGTGACGTTTACTGTTGGCAACATCAGTAAGGTAATTCCTTACGATGCGAACTTCCCCGTTGCTGGTGTTGGATACGGCGGTTCAAATCGCATGCAGCCCGGTGTGGGCGTCTACAATGTTTCGGTCGCAAGCGTCGCAGCTAAGTTCAACTTCCGACGTTTCTCCATCATTACGGACTAAGGAGTTCAGCATGCAGTATGTGATCGACCTTCATCTGCCGGAAACGAAAACGGTTCCCTGCACGATTCAGCCCAGCACAGCATCGCCCGGCAAGTTTCTCTGCGTGCTGGAGAACGGCAAGACCGTCTGCGTCGAACCAGACGGGTCGCACTCACGAGACATCGACGCGGGCGCGGACAATTGGGATTCTCCGTGGACGTGGGCGTCGCGCATCGGTGACAAGCTCGTCTACCGCTCAGCCAATCAAGACAGCAAAGGCGAGCCTCGCACGTTCTTGGTGATCGAATGAACGGGCTGAAAGTCGCAACGCTGACAGGCAAGTCATACGTCCCGCCTGTGCGTCGCACGCGAGAACAAATCTGCTCGTTCTTCTTGCGTTTCGCCGGGCTATCAGTGTCGATGCCCTACGGCACGACGTTGCCGTGGTTCGAACCTGCGCTGTCTTGTGATTCGATTTGTCCAGACAGAGCGTCGCGTAACGCGGTCTATGCTGCGAAGCGTGCAGCTGGCGATACGCACTGCTTGATCGATTTCTCACAAGGCGGCATTCTTTACGACGAAGGCGGGCAGCCGTATCAAGTACCTCAGCCCGACTTTGAGGCGAACCCTTCGCAGTTCAGAGCGCTTGTGCAGGAGATTCTGTCTGTGGGATTCGTGCCGACTATCGCTTTCAACGGCGACAACGGCGACAATCCTGTTGACGGATACCCGAATGCGCTGCGACAGATCCCGATTCTGAAAGACGTCTTGAACGGGCTGCATGACAGCGTGTTGTATGCACGCTTCTATGATGGCGTCTTCTACGGCTCGGACCCAGCGAACATTCAGCACTTCGGGCAAGAGTTCACGCGCATCATGCGACAAGGCGGCGCAGCTGCTGCGCATCTCATCATCGAGCATCAGCCCGGACGTATTCCAGTCGGGCGAGGAAAGGAAGATTACGATCCGGGCGGCCGCATGATCGATTACGACGGCGTTTTTGGCGAATACGAATGCTGGGTCAACGGGTCGCTCAGCAAAGATCGCAACGGCCCCGGTTCAGTGTATATTCCTGAAGCTGGGCATCGTGAGTCTGAATACGAGCAAGCGATGGGCAACGTCTGGGAAGTCTGTTCGCGTTTGGGCGGCGACACGTATCACCGCCCGCCAGATCAGCCCGCAGATAATGACCCGAATGTGCAGACATCGTATCTGCGCAGCGGGAGTCCACGAGGTCCCTACGTTTGGGGAATCATGGAAACTGGCGGTGACGGACCAGCGCAGCCGGGTGTGTATGACTGGGTTCGCAACAACTGCACTGTTGCTGACCTAAAAAAGGTTGGCGATTACTTTCGTTCACTCAATGCGCCACTGGTGTGCTTGCCGTGAAGAGTTTCCCCGGGGATCTTAATCCATGGAACCAATCGATGAACAGGAAGCTGAAGACGTGGAACATCATCGTCGCTCCGAAGATCGGGACAAATTGATTCATGAGCGTCTTACAACGATTGAGAAGGAGTATCGCGCTCTGGCGACGACTGTGAACAAGCTTGAGCAGACGGTTACAATCGTGCAATTGGAGCAAACCCACTTCAAAGAGATGATGACAGCGCATCTCCGTCTGGTGGAAGAAAGCAACAAACAGCAGTTGACGAAACTTGAACTTATCGGGCGCGACATTCAGCAGATGGGCAGCGACGTAGACAAGACACCGGTTGCGCGTCAGCTCGATACACGCTTGACGAACGTGGTAGCATCGATTGACGAGTGCAACGACAGAATCAACAAGCACGAAAGTTTGCACACGCTTTACAAAGAGTGGCAAGACAGCGTCAAAGGGATTATCGTGCTGTTGAAGTGGATCGGGTTCGGCAGTCTCATCGCTATCGGCATCGCCGCGATCAAATTTTTGCAATACATCCTGCGCTAGGAGGCTCGATGTTTCAGAAGATGAGTCTGACCGGGTTCTTTACTGGGCTTGTTGCGTTCATCGGCGCTGCCAGTGAAGTCGTGCACGAACACACGCAATGGAACGACTTCTTGACGCCGTTCGGCGTGCTGCACATTCTCGTCATCGGTGCAGCGTTCGTCGTCATGATCGCAGGCGCACTCGGAGTGCAGCTGCCCAGAAACGAAAACACGAACTATGGCGACAGACGGACCGACCCGAAGCCGCCGGCAAACTGAGCAAGAAGCACGAGCGTTACTTAGTGAGGTGATACGTGAGACGTTTGATCGTCACGATGTCTATCATGATGGCGTGTTTGTTGGCTATCTGTGGACTGAGCGTCGCGCAATCTTTCATCACCGTCACACCGCAGTCAGTCGCAGGATGGAATCCCTCACCTGACAACGATGTGATGGTCGGCGACCAGCCGAAGGTCACGAACTATCTTGCAGAGTTCTTTTTGCCGTCTGACGTCTCTGCGGGTGTCCCGACTGCTGGCGCGGCGTTTACTGCAGACTTCGGCAAGCCGCCTGTTGTCAACAACGAGCAGCACAGCCAGCCGCTGGCAAAACTGTTGACGCCCGGGATTCCTTATGTCGTGTTCTTGTCTGCCACTGGGCCCTTCGGGACGTCGCCGCGCACTGTTGGCGTTGGACCAATCATGGTACCTGTGCTGCAGGACCCTTGCACGATTTCAGGGCAGACGCACGCGATCACGATTCAAATTGAAGATTGGACGCAGAGTGTCAAGATTAGCTTTCAGGGCAAGGTTTACTTTTCGCTGACGAATGCGTTTCCAATCGTGCAGCTGCAGGTCAAGCTTGCCAGCAACAATCAAGTCATCGGCGAGATTAATGGCAACGAGCTGCGCGGCGTCGCTGCGTTAAAGTTCTCTGTGCCGAGCGTCGCTGGAACGTATGACTTCGTCGTGGCGGCGAAAGACTCGACCGGGTGCGCTGCGCAGACATTGACTCAGCGTTCTTTCAAGGTGTCCTAATGCCCGATGTAGTTGTCAACATCAGTGTCAAGATCGACGGCGAGGAATGTGTTCCGCAACCTCGCCCAAAGCTGCAGCTGCACGCGTTCGGCCCCGTGCTCAAGCAGAAACTAAACCTAGGGCTGAGTGAAGGTACTCCAATGCTTGGTATTCTGCAGAACGACCAGCAGGCCGTCGTCACGTATGGCGGTCCGGTGGACAAGAACGGTCAGCCCGCTCCCGTGGAGAAGCTGGTGTTTCAGTCCACGAACGAGAAGGTGGCAACGTTCGTAGCGGGCGTCATCGACCCGACGACGTTGCAGGTTGTGCCCGACACGGCGAATGACGGATTCATCCGCGGCGTCGTGATCGCACAGTCGAACGGTGTGGCGCAGGTTCGCATCTCCGCGGACCCGGACCTCAGCGACGTCGTTGCAGAGATTGACGGCGAGTTCGTTGACATTCAGGTGACAGGCGGACAGGCGGTCGGGTTCGGCGCGCCCGTCTTCGGTACGCCCGTGAACAAGCCCGCGTAAGCGAGCTTTCAAGACAGCAGCAACAGGTACCCGCCTAGAGCTGCTTAGAGCGTCGCTGCTGCATGATGCTTTGCTGGGAGCTAGTGCAGCAGCGGCGTTCGTTTAAGACCGATTGGCGAGCTTGCTAGCGCGTCTGAGCGACTCCGCTACATGACGAGACATCAAGAGCGCTAGCCCCTCAGAGTCAGTCAGCGCTTCCACGATCTGCATCAGCGCATCATCGTCTGACATCAACCACGAATCTTTCCCGTGCACCGCTTCATACAAATCTTTGATGTAGCGGCGCAGCAGTTCGAACGCCAGAACTTGCTGCTTCGTCTTCGTGCGACCAGTTCGTGGAACGGACATCAAATTCTCCTGTGCACGTGATACAAGCACTCAGCGCAGACTTCGTCAATCATCACGGCGCAATCGTGCTCAATGCAATATGCGACCAAGATGTAATGACGATACGCATGCGCGTGCGTCGTCACTTCTAACGGGTGGAAAAATATTCCGTGGCTGATTGCTTGCGGATTGATCACATCAAGAACAGCTTTCGCTTGACGCCACGACCACGTGCCGCTCGGGTCAATCGACAACGCTTCTTTCGTCATGGGCTTCCTGGTCAGCTGTCGCAGATAGTATCTGCACGCATCTGCATGGTTTTGACGGTATCGCATCCACCTACTGAGAACTTGCCGAAAATGTCGCGGGAGCAAGCGTCGCACTCGATTCCCGCTGAAACCGAGCTGCAGGCTTGACTTGCCTGCGACGTTCTCAGCGTGGGTAAGGGGTAAGCTAGGGGTCTGACGCAGAGTCCGCCAAATCGACTCTAATAGCGTTTGGCGGGTGGTTCGCTGTTTCTTCGCGTCTGACAGCTCAAAACTGACCAAGAAGGCATGCGAAAGAGCGGTCTTGGTCAGCATTCAACTGTCAACCGGTGACGAGTGTTTGACGCAGTCGCACGAGCTGATGCATAACGTCCACATCAGCGCTGAGCGTTTCGATCATTTTGTCGGCGGTCTTGATGTCCGCTTGCGCTTCAGCAATCGAGCGCTGGGCCCGCACGCGCTGCGCGTCATACATGCTGACGAGTGTTGACGCGTGGTCGATGCGCGACTGGATTTCTGCTGTGCTCAAGTTCATGTGCTGTTCAGCGACTGCCGACAGCCGTGCTTTCTGCACTGCGTTTTTCATACCGGGACGTCTCATAAGTCTCCTTTGAAGTGGCTGGGAATCCATTCAACCGAATTATCAAGATTCAACTTCAGTGCAGTCTCCGCTTTTGCGAGCTGCCAGCGCAGTAAGCGTGCTTGACGTCGCTTGCGTGCGTGAAACGATTCTAACGCTTCCTCCTTTGTCGCCCATGCGTAACGCTTGCGGGCATTCGTGTTGACGAACTTCTTGCTACCGTAGTGATCGATCCAAACGCCGCATGGCGTGTGCTTGATGACGACGAACGCCATCATGTTCAACATCATTTTTGATTCCGTATACATCGTCTCTTGGAATCGATAGAACTGCTCACGCGGTTGATGCACCATTCTGACGTCGCTGCGAATGATCAGCTGGATGTTACCTTCAGCCATCGTGATTACCTTTTTCTTTCAATGGCTTGTCCCGAAGCTTCCAAAACTGCCCGTAACCGCCTTCATACCATTCCCAGCGTTTGTCGAACTCTTTCAACAGATCGTCAGCTTCAGCTGCTGCCGCCTTCGCATTCATCTGACGCGTGATCGCTGCAGCTGCGAACATCGCCCAGAACTTAGCACGCGGGTTAGGATTCATTCTTTCAGTTGTGCCCGTCTTCAATGAAGACTGAGACGTCGGACGCGTTCTTCGTCACAATCTCCATGAGCACTTGTCCGCCCGCTTTCGCAGCGGCGTCAGCAACCAGCGCGTAACTGTCTTCATCGAGCGCGTTGCCGTTCTTGATGCAGAGCAGCTTGAGCGCGGGATTAAGTGCAAACCCGATTGCTGTGCTGACTCGGATCTGCTCTGCGGTCGATGCTTGCTTGAACGCGATACCGTTGAACGTGACGACGCCGTTGTGGTTCAATCCCAGTCCATCGACAGGGAAACGCGTTTCACGAATGATCTTCGCACGCAGCGCGTCAAGCTCGTTGATCAACGTGTCTTGTTCTTCTGCCGACTTCTGATGCTTGACGACAGTGTCCATGACGCTGCGTCGTGCGATGTTCGCACGAATCATGCTGTTCTTATCTTCGATGTCGTGCAGCTTCGCGTGAATGGCGTCCATGCTTGGCAGCATCGTTTTTGCAACGTCTGCAGCATTACGCAGCTTGACTTGCTGCAGCTCTTTTTCAGCACGGTTCGCAACGAGTTCTCCAATCACCTTGCGCTTCTCGTCCAACTGCACTTGTAGTTGTGCGATCTGCGCTTCGATGTCGGCAACACGATTTTCTTGAAATTCGATTGCGGTGTTGACGCGTGCGACTTCGATGCCGGCATCCGTCGCCGCTTTATCAAGCACAGCGTATTCCTTGCGCATCAAGTCAGCATTCGCCAGATCAGCGACGACTCCAGCTGTGCTCAGCTCTTCGTCGGGCACGTCGTCGTATTTCGGCATCGCATCGAGCAGCACCAGATTGTCCTTGTATTGCTTGCTATAGATGGCGCGACGCTCATACGCAATGCTGCGCTTCTCATCGTGCGCAGAGAAGTCAAGTCCGACGATCTGGCGCAGCGTTTCAGCTTGCTTCTTTTCGTCGTCGTTGACGAACGCGAACGGATCGATTGTGCGCTTGTCGATGAGTCGATCAAGCAGACGCTGTGCGGGTTCTTGCTTGATGCCCTCTGCGTTCTTGACGATAAGGCGTGACTTCGTTTCGCCGTATGCTGGCGGGCCCTGCATCGGCTGCTCGGAGAGCAAGTCGCGCCAGAACTCTCTGCGCACGACAAGCCCGTCCAAGTTCAGTTCAACGAAGCCGCGTGACTCGCCGCGCTTCAACGGTTCATCAGGGCAGAGCGCCATGCCGCCGAGTGCAGCTGCGATTGCGTTCATCACGCTTGATTTGCCCGCGCCGTTCTTACCTCCGAGTGTGAGAACGTTCTGATCCTTTTTCCATTCGAACTTGATCGCACTCAGACGAAGGATGTTCGACGCCTGCAACGACAACACACGAATCGGTGTTTCCATATCAACCTTTCAGCGTTGCTTCCGCACCTGAATGGGCGGGCAAATCGGGTCATGTTCATACACTTCAATCTTCGTGCGCAGCGTCAGCTGATCTTTGTAGAGACCTAGCCCGCCGATCTTCTCTACGTGGCCCGTTGTCGTGCAGCGCAGCTTGTCGCCTTCAATAAACGGACCGCTGCACTTCGAACACTTTATTCTTGACGTGATGAACATGACAATCTTTCTAGTGCTTCTTTGTAGCGCTGGGCCCGCTCCAGATAGAATGACGCATTCGGCGAGCACTCAGCACGCAACGCGGCATCCAGATCGCGACGATAGCAATAGTGCAGCTGCATCGCTTCAGACCACGACAGAAAGCGCGCCTGTGGCACTTCGTCCCAGTCGTCAAGTTCATCTTCTTGTTCGATGGCGGGAGCTTGCTCTACCGGCTCATCGAACAGTGACGGTGTTAAATCGCTTCGATGCTGAACTCTTCGCACGTCAGTCCCAGCGCATCGACTGCAAACGCTATTGCTGTCGTCATGAAGTCAAACGGCAGCGCGTGCTGCGCGTTGCTGAACCACTTGTGGTTCGCTCCCGCGAAGACGCCCACTGCTGTGAGCTTGACGACGTAACGCGTCCGCTGTGGTGCATCCTCGACTGCTACAGCGTGCGACAGATTGCGTGAGTATTCGAAGATCGCTGAATTTGTTGTCATTGATGAAATCTGCTCCTGCAGCAAGTATACAACGTTCTTGCTGCAGGAGTCCGTCCCGTGCAGGACTGCGCAGTCCTGATCTTACATTTCCGCATCGTCTGCCGCGGTCGCCGGCTGCTGCGCGTCTTCGCTGCCGTTCGCTTCTTGCTGCTGCTCAACGTCGTTTTCGTCGCGCTCGATGTCGAACTTGGCGCCCTTGTAATCGTTCGCCAGAATGCTGCAGTGCTGACGAGTCTCCAGCGGCGTGATGCCGGGTGCCGTTGCGAGATTGTATCCCGCCCACGCGTATTTCTTGTCCTGCTGCATCGTCGTCGTCAGCACATACGTGCGTGCCCACGCCGGCGGGTTCACGAGAATCTTGCCGCCTGTCTTCAACGGGTTCTTGAGCAGCCCGTTGAGCTTCAGCGCGTTCTTGATCTGCGTGCTCTTGAACGACAACGCGCACACCTCGTGATGCTCCGTCAGCCACACGATGTAATCGTAGAACTGCGTCGCCACTGGCTTGACGCGCTCGCCGTCTTCGTTCTCCGTCCACTGTGCACGCGGATCGTCTTCTGGGACGTCGCGATCAACAACCTGAAGATCCTTGTTGAACTCGACCCAGTGCGTGCCTAGCATCTTGATGACAGTGAACGTGAGCGAACGTCCGTAGATTTCGCCGGACAACGAGTTGAACAGATCCAACTCCTGCAGTCCCGGGATCTGCTTCTCGTTGCCTTCCTTGCGCTGCGGGCTGCCCGACTGACACAGCACGATGCGCGGCGGACGAACGTCCTTGGATCGAATGTTCTCCGTGCCGCGTCCCGCGTCTGCGATCAAATCATCGAACGTGTCCAGCGCTGTCGTCTGCTGCTCTTTCGCTTGCATGTCTGTGCTCATCTCATCTCCTGTGTTAGAACGTCATCTCTTGCACGTCGGTCGGCTGTTCTGACACCTCCGTTGTCTTGAGTGGCGTATAGACGACTTTCGTCCGCACGTATGTTTCTACGCCGGTGGGTTCCTTCTCAGCGTTCAACAGAATGTTCTTCAACAAGTCTGTCATGGGCTTGACGGGAAGTTCCATCTTGTTGCGCAAACCGTGCGCAAAGCACCATTCCCTAAACGCCGCCTTGTCTTTCGCAATGGGGTAAATCTCGGGCTGCAGTCTGATGCTGCCTCCATCCAGCATCTTGATCGCTCTGTCGCTGGCGCCGAATGCGCCCCACGCGTCATCTGGCACTTCTCTGTCGTGCGTCGCAATCAGCAGCTGAACAATCGCTTCCAGCTCGTTCGACGCTTGCGACATGACCATGGCGAGCATTTCGATATTCGCCCGCTGCTGCGCGTAAAGCAGCGCAAGTATCTGTGCGTTCAGCTTGCGCTTGCCGGTACCGTCGCAGTGCTGACACGCGCTGCCGTCTTTAGCACTGCCCGTCGCGTTGCACGAGTCGCAGATGCGCAGTGCCTTCTTTTCGTCGTCGATCTTCTGTTGCGCAGTCAAGTCCTGCGGTGGCAACGGCTTGAGCTTGCAGAGAATGTGATCGTATTTGCCGGGTTTCCGTTTCGCCACTGACGTCTCCTGTGATGCGTGAGAACTGCGCAGTCAGACTAGCACGCTTGACTGATGCACGTGGATGCTGCCTGCGCGTTTCTTCACACGAAAATTTTCGATTCTTGTGATCGTAGTGTAGCGATACGAGCAGCCCGCAGATGCACCGCCCGTTGCGCTTCATTCGGGGTCCACACACGCAACGAGGGCCCACGCGTTCGACGGGTCTGCTTGGCTCAGTGCGCGAACCTTGAACGAGTGGCGTGCTGGCTCGTCTCCGCCCAGCTGCCCATAAAGCCCGACGTGCTCCCAGACGCCGTAAGGTTCGCGCTTCGTGTCAGCAAGACGCTGTGCGTATTGCACAGCGTCTGCTTGGGTCGGGTTCAATGCGATGGCGATTCTTGTGTTGTTCATATGTTAGCTCACATACACCAGTGAAGACTTCGCACGCGTGATAGCCACATACGAGATGTTGCGCTCTTCGTCGTTGTCAGTGCGCAGCGTCTTGGCGAGCACGAACACGCGTTCCGCTTCAAGGCCCTTCGCACGATGCACTGACGAGCAGGTAATCATGCCCGCCT